TACGAGATGGGTATAGAGTACACTATGAATACCCACCCTTATATCAACGTGTAGGAGGTAGTATGTATTACGCACTAGACATATACAGTAAGAGTAACAAAAAGATGTTTGCTTATCATTCAAGCGACAGCCGTAAAGATATATTGAAACTTAAAGAGATGTATAGTAAGAATGATTTTGTATACATTAAGGAATGTTATGGAGAGACAGATGCAGATAAACAAACGTACAGACAGTCTTCCAAATATGGAAGTACCACAATTGCCAGTTAGTATGCTACAACATATGGAGCAGATGGGTTTACTACCTGTCTCCCATGCAGATGACGGGGTAAACAATATAGATTTACCCTGGAGAAGTAATACAAATTATTTTAGGAGAGATGTATTGGATGAGAATAATGAACCCACTTTTTAGTTATCTTTGGTCTTTGTTTATACTGTGGCCTTTCATCTATATATTCTTGGTACACATAGGTGTGGTATGATAAACGATGATGAAGTACATGAGAAGGATGACCCCCACGATGACATTAGTGATAGGCTTGGGGGTCTATATAAAGAGGATACTAACGGCTCTAAGCGTCCTGATAAACGTGATACTAGGAGGACAAAACAATCAGACGTTCAGCGCAAGGAATCACCAGTGGCAGAAAGAGGGGAAGCCTAACATAGTTTATTTCATTGACATGCTTATAGGCAAAGGTCATTGTGTAGAGTGTTGGGTCTATTGGAAAGTGAGGAGAAAATGGTAGACATACCTAAACATACATCTAAGTTATCAGCTATTGTTGAGTACTACCTTAACAGTGATAACTTTCTTAGGCTCAGTGCTAAATCACAGCGAGACTACGATATACATTTATCTGCTGTACTGAAGACTAACGTAGAGGGTAGACTGTTAGGCAACTACACAGTGCGTAGCATCAAGGCTAGGCACACTAACCTGGCTTACTCTAAGTGGCTGAAAGCAGGAATACGAACAGCTAATTATCGTAAGGCTGTACTCTCAACTGCATGGAAGTATTGCATGAGGTTAGATATAATGGACAACGATCCAGTGCGTTTGATCAAGACACAAAGTACCACACCTCGTAAGGTTACGTGGACTCGTGAACAAGTAGTACTGTTTCTGGATACAGCATATGGTAACTTCAAGTGGCGTAGCATTGGGTTGATTGTACATATGTCTTACGAGTGGGCGCAGCGTGTAGGTGACATGCGTATGCTAACCTGGAATCACATTAACTTTGATGCGAAGCGTGTTGATTTAACACAAAGTAAACGTGGTGCTGATGTACACCTACCTATACCTAGTGACCTACTTACTATGCTCAAACAACAGAGTCAGGACTTTGGGTTTCAAGATTATGTAGCACCCAAGACTAAGCCAGTGGCAGGTGCATATGTACCCTACCCAATTGATCACATTGATACAGCTATCAACGAAGTCAAACAAGAAGCAGGGCTACCCAAAGAGATAACTGCTATGGATCTAAGGAGGACTGCTATCACTGAGATGGTAGAAGGTGATGCTGATCTAGCTCAGATCATGCAAGTCAGTGGTCACAGGAATCCTGAGTCAGTCAAGCCTTATTTGGTCAACACATTTAGTGGGGCAAGTAATGCGTTAGCTAAGAGGAATAAGACATGAATGTAAACATTAAGAACTACTTGGAGTCGCTTGATTTAAAAGAAGAATACAAACACAGAGGTGACTGCCCTAAGTGCAAAGGCAAGAACACATTCACTGCTATACGAGATGGTAGTGCGCTGCTCTACAACTGTTACAAGCTTGACTGTAACACTAAAGGTGTAGTGTCATCAGGTATGACAGCTTATGAAATACAGCGTAGGTTAAACCCTCAAGATGAACCTGAGTCAGAGCACGAGACATTCACTTGGCCTGAGTATATAGTTAAGCCTACTGCAGAACACAAGCATCACGAAAGGTTTATAGGTAGGTGGGGCTTGTATGGTGAGGACTTGATGTACGATGTAATGGATGGGCGTGTAGTGTTTCCTATCTATGACAGAGGTAAATTAGTAGGAGCTATAGGTAGATGTACATCTTACGCAGGGCAAGTTAAGTGGAGGCGTTACGATAGGACACCTACTGTATTCACTCGTGTCGTAGGTAAACCTAGTGGTGTCGTAATGATAGTAGAAGATGTTATCAGTGCGACTGTAGCAGCTAAACTATTCCCTGGATTAACAGGCTTGGCTATACTTGGTACATCATTTAGTGTGTCTAATATGCAACACTTAGATAATTTCTACAAGGTTATCGTAGCGTTAGACCCTGATGCTGCACATAAAACCTTGCAATACAAAAGGGAGATAGAAGCATACACAGGGTTAGAAACTATAGCGTTAAGACTTTACGATGACATCAAGTATAAAGTAGAGGCTGACATAGCCAAGCTAGAGGAGATCCTATGAATGAAGAAGAGCAGCTAAAGTTATTTGATTTTGATGAAGAGGAGCAAGTATATAATGATGGGCTTGAATGTAACAAGTGTGGAATCACTCAGCCACACGCTAATTTTACTAGCATAATATATGCGTCAGGAGTTATTGAATATAAAAGAATATGTAAGTCTTGTATCAAAGGACACTCAGCAGTAATCAAAACACTTAAGAGTCAGAATGCTTATCCTGATAAAGACTACTGCTGTCCTATATGTAACAGAGATATAACAATACTAGGGAGGAAGAAACAAAAGAAGTTAAAGTCATGGGTACTAGATCATTGCCACGACACCAACACATTTAGAGGGTGGTTGTGTCATCATTGCAACACTGGTTTAGGATCATTCAACGACAGCCTTGAACGACTAGAAGAAGCTGTTAAATATATTAAGAAACACAAGGAGATAAACTAATGACACCAAGAGAAGAAGCAGAGCTAGAAGCAAAGATAACATATGAAGCGTTTATCAAGTGGGTGAAGGTTACCTTCTACTGGATAATGGCAATGTTATTAGTACTAGCGTACTTTAACTTTGGAGCAGATAACAAAACAGGTAGTCAGTACAATGGTGCAGTATATGCACCCAAGAATATAGGAGACAAGTAATGCAACCAAAGAATGTACCATGCCATATCCGTATCAAGGTAGAGCCGACACAGCAGCAGAGAGGTAGATCCTGTCGTTTACATGGCAAAGACTTTAAGAGTATAGCTGATGCGGCGAGACACTGGAATGTGAACTACTCATGGGCAGCAGAACAAGTTAGTAAAGGATGGAACAAAGAAGGCTTCCCTCAAAAGTATAGGAAGAGTTATGCCTAAGACAGCAATAATAGATGAGCGTGTACCATTAGGAAAAGTATACGTTGACTTGACAGTAGATGAAGTGTTAGAGGCATGTAAGAGGTATGCATCAGACAAAGCATTTGATGAGGAGTTAGACAAAGTTTATAACAAAGATACAAGTTACGATTGAGAGAGGAGACACACATGATGGAACTAGCATTGATCCACACTATGTTGGACAAAGAGTTCTACGATAATCACAAGGGCATACGTTGTCCTGATAAGATATTCAGTAAGGATGCACGTAAGATAAAGCATACCTTAGATTACGCTATGGATACTTACGAGAAGAGTCTTACACCTACTGAGTTAGAGGCTTTGTTTGAGGCTAACAACAGGAGTATGACTACTGCTAACAAGCAAGTGTATCGTGAGTTATTTAGAAAGATAGCACGAGAGAAGCCTCTCAGTAATGAGATAGCTACGGATGTACTGTCTAAGTTATTCCAACAAGTAGTAGGTGAAGAGATTGCTAACCTGGGTTTTGATTACGTTAACGGAACAAAGGAAAGCTTAGAGCCTTTACGTAATCTATTGATTGATTATCAAGATGACTTCATGCCTAACCTTAAGATAGAGTGGGATGATACAAGTATTGATACATTACTAAAAGCCAATGACATACAGTCACAATGGAAGTGGAACATACCTACACTTAAACGTAGGACAGAGGGCATAAGTGCAGGACACCTAGTTGTAGTAGGTGCTAGACCTAACACAGGTAAGACAAGCGTTCACGCTAGTACAATAGCTGCACCTGCTGGGTTGGCTTCACAGGGTGCTAAGTGTATGGTGCTCTGTAACGAAGAAAGCTATGAACGTGTAGGTGCAAGATACCTTAGTGCCGCTACAAGTATGAGCATGGATGAAGTTAAGACTAACATGGCAGTAGCTGCGTTACGTTATAATCCTATAGAGAAGAATGTGTTTATCAAAGATAGCACAGGTAAAGACATGGCATGGGTTGAGGCTATCATCAAAGCATACGAGCCTGACATTGTAGTGCTTGATATGGGTGACAAGTTTGCATCTAAAACAAGTGACAAGTCAGACATCTATCTTAAAGAAGCAGCCATACATGCACGTAACATTGCCAAGCAACACAAGTGTGCAATCATATGGATGTCACAGTTGAGTGCAGCAGCAGAGGGTTTGGTACACCCTGATCAGTCAATGCTTGAAGGTAGTAAGACAGGCAAGGCAGCAGAGGCAGACCTAATGATCCTTATATCAAAGAACAAGGTGGTTGAAGGGCAAGATGAAGAGGAGAGCAGTCAAAGACATTTGTGTATAGCTAAGAATAAACTCAAGGGTGGATGGCATGGTACTATTCACTGTGAGTTAGATGGAGATAGGAGTCAGTACTTAGCATGAGACTTGTAGTTGATGTAGAAAACACAATCAC